CGTAGAAGACTCCTACAATTGGAATGCTTTGTCTGATACCCTCTCTGCTACAACTACAGCAGACGTATTTAACTATGTTCTAACAGGCTCAGGTCAAAGATTCAGAGTTATCGATGTTATTAACGATACTCAGAATGCATTCGTAGAACTAGCATCTACCAGGTGGATGGATCAGCAGTTCTTAATGACCACTCCTCAAAAAGGGTCTCCTGCGTATTATAACTTCAATGGTGTTAATTCCAGTGGAAATACTCAGGTAGACTTATACCCTATTCCTGATGGTGCTTATAATCTACGTTTTAATATTATTAAACCACAAGTACCCTTAGCAGTTAACGCTGATAATCTATTAGTACCAGAAGAGCCTGTAATCCTAGGTGCTCTTGCAAGGGCTCAGGCAGAGCGTGGTGAGGACGGAGGAGTCCAGGCAGGGGAGACATATCAATTAATGAAGCAGAGCTTAGCAGACGCTATAGCACTTGAATCAGGACGATATATAGAAGAACAACAGTGGGTCTGGAACTAATGGCTAGTCAATTACAGACAGCATCAATAGCAGCTCCTGGATTCTATGGACTTAACCTCCAAGAGTCTAGTATTACTTTGTCTTCTGGTTATGCATTAAAAGCTCAAAACTGTGTGATCGATAAGTATGGTCGTATCGGTGCAAGACGAGGATGGACTACAGTAAACTCTGCAGTTAATACTGACTTAGGAGCAGGTAACGCAGTAGAGTTTATATTTGAATTAGTTGATGGTGGTAGTAATCAAGTGTTAAGTGCTGGTAATAATCAGTTATTTGTAGGAACTACTACGATGACTACTAAGACAGTGCGTAACACTACTAACAGCGGTAACGCTACTTATACCATTACAGCTAACAATTGGCAGGGTGCTGCGATGTCTTATGGAGATGTCACTGACTTCCAGCCTCATGTGTACTTAGCACAAGCTGCACATCCTATGCTAGTGTATCATGAGCTACCTATTTCTGGTAATCCTTTTAGTTCGCACGATAGCGGTACATTTGGTTACCAGCGTGTAGGAGATGACGCTAAGTTACCTTCTAATCACAGCACAGCAACATTCATGCCTAGCTGGGTAATTTCTGCTTATGGAAGAATCTGGTGTGGCGGTATCTCAGGAGACACTCAGACTGTCTATTTTAGCGACTTACTAGCTGGTACAGATTTCTTGAATGGTTCTGCTGGTTACTTAAATCTACAAGAAGTATTACCTAATGGTGATCCTGTAGTCGCTGCTGCAGCACACAATGGTTTTATTATATTCTTTGGTCGTAAGAACATAGCAGTCTATGCTAATCCGTTAGACACAGGAGCATTAACTCTTGTTGAGGTTATCTATAACGTAGGGTGTATTGCTAGAGATTCGGTACAGAACATTGCAACAGATGTATTGTTCTTATCTGACTCAGGAGTTCGTAGTCTACAGAGAATCATTCAAGAAAAATCTATGCCAATGCGTGATATTTCTAAGAATGTTCGTGATGAATTAATGTCTGCTGTAGCATCTGAGACAGATTTAACTAAGGTCAAAAGTATATATTACGAGCGTGACGCTATCTATCTATTAACGCTTCCTACAACTAAGTTTGTATACTGCTTTGATACTCGTGCTCCGCTACAAGACGGCTCAATGAGAGTTACAGTCTGGGATAGTATTGAACCTAAGGCATTCTTTGTTACACAGGCTAGAGATTTATACTTAGGTAAGCCAGGATATATTGCTAAATACTACGGCTACGCTGACAATACTTCTAGTTATCGTCTTGCTTACTATACTAATTACTTTGACTTTGATGCTTCAACAAAGCTTAAACTATTAAAGAAGATTGGTTGGGTGTTGATTGGCGGTACAAACCAAGCAGTAGCTGTTAAGTGGGGTTTTGATTATACTGAAAGTTATCAAGCTACTACTTATACTTTAGATCCTGCTGCAGTATATGAATATAATAACTCTACTGTAGATACTATACCAGGCTCGTCCGAATACAACATTGCTGAATATAGTTCAGGTATTGTTTTAGATCGTTTTAATATTAATGCTGGTGGACAAGGAACTGTGATGCAGTTAGGCTTAGAAGCAGATATTAATGGTAATCCAGTTTCAATTCAGAAAATAGACGTAGCAATCAAGCAAGGAAAGACTTTAGTCTAAGGACACATTATGGCAAATTATACAAAAGCAACTAACTTCACAGCTAAAGACGGATTACCTACTGGTAACTCTGGAAAGATTGTTAAAGGCACAGAGATTGATACTGAGTTAACTGCCGTTGCTTCAGCTATTTCTTCTAAGGCAGATTTAAATAGTCCTGCTTTAACTGGAGTTCCTACAGCACCTACAGCTTCTGCTGCTACTAGTACAACACAACTAGCTACTACAGCTTTTGTACAAACAGCTTTGTCTAGTTCTTTTACCACAGGTATGATTATGATGTGGTCAGGAACTATTGCTACAATTCCTACAGGATGGGTATTGTGTAACGGTTCTAACAGCACTCCTGACCTTCGTAACAGATTTGTTATTGGAGCTCATACTGATTCTGCTGGTGTAGCATATTCTACAGTAACTGGAAGTAATACAGCCTCTGGCGGTACTAAAGATGCTGCTGTTGTTAGCCATACACATACTGCTACATCTAGTGTAACTGATCCAGGACACGCTCATAGTTTAGTTGCTGGTTTAACTGGCTCTGATCTTGTTGGAGGAGGATCAAATCAGATTTATACTAGAACCCCATCAGCGAGTACTACAGGAACAGCATCTACAGGAATTAGTGTTGCTACAACAAACAGTACAGAAGGTTCTAGTGGTACGAATCAGAACTTACCTCCATACTACGCATTAGCGTACATCATGAAGACCTAATATGAAAGTACCTGTAGTCTTAAAAGACGACTACACAATGTTTCTAGAGTTCTTTGAAGGAATGTTGTGGTTTCATACAGATGTACGTAGATGGACAAACGAAATAAAAGTAAAGTACTTAGAAGACTTAAACATATTGCAGTATTTAGTAAACTGTCCTTTAGTAGCATTAGTAGCTGAAACAGATACAAAGCTTGCAAAGTTTGGACAAACCACAGGATGGAAGAAAATTGATAAAGCAGTATTTAATAACGTGAAGTATGATATATACTCTAGGAGCAAATAATGGGCAGTTTAGTAAGTAGTGTAGCTAATATATTTACAGGGGCAGATGAAACTAAAGCTGCTGGTGAGAGAGCTGCTGAACAGCAACGACAAGCGTCTCGTGAAGGAGCTGCTGCTACAGCATTTAGACCAGTAGGAATGACTACTCGGTTCGGTGCATCTCAGTTTACTAGAGAAGTAGACCCAGCTACAGGAATTCCCTATATTTCATCTGCAGGGTATACACCTTCTCCTGAACTACAAGCTATTCAAAACCGTTTGTTCGGTCAGCTTGATCCTTCTCTTCGCTATGCTGAACAAGCTGGTGGAGCTTTACAGCCGTTAACTCCTGCGTCTCAAAGACTTTTTCAACTAGGTGGAGAATATCTAGCTGCTTCTCCTGAAGAAACTGCTCAGCAATATATTCAATCACGTCAGGCTCTGCTCCAGCCTCTGCGTGAACAACAGGTTGCTGGTCTTCGTAGTCGTAGTTTTGCTACGGGTCGTGGTGGCTTAGGAGTTCAAACTGGTACAGGTCGTGCTCCAGCTAATCCTGAGATGCAAGCATATTATAATGCTTTAGCTCAGCAAGATCTACAATTAGCTGCTGAGGCTGAACAAGCAGGACAACAGCGTGTTTCCTTCGGTACTGGCTTGATTGGTACTGGTGCTAATTTATTAGGCACACAATATGGTACGTATGCTCAGGCATTCCAGCCACTACTAAGTACCTTAGGAGCTGCTGGTCAAGTAGAACAAATGGGTATGCAGCCTTATCAGTTAGGTTTACAATTAGGTCAAGCTGCTCAGCCAGGTGCTCAAGCTGCTGCTAATCTATATACTGGCGGTCAGATACAAGCTGCACAAACACAATACGGTGCAACTGCTGCTGCTAACGCTGCTAATGCTGGCTTCTGGAGTGGTCTCATTAGTGGCGGTGCTCAGGCATACGGTATGAGCCGTCGTGGTACTGGCTCGATGTATTAATTAAAGGATAATCATGGCAACTACATTCGCTAAAGGTTTATTTGGAGTCGATCCTGCTGAGTACTCCATGCAGCAACAAAAGCTGTGGTCTAATCTGTATTCACAAGCTAGTTCTCCTTATGAGAAGATGGGCATTGCTTTAGCTCAGATCGGAGGAACTGCTCTTGGATTGACTGAGACTGCAGTAGACAAGAAAGTTGCTGACATCTCTAAAGTACTTAACGATATTGGTACACAATATCAAGTAGGAACTGCGGAGTATTACAAAGCTGTTGCTGATGCACTTCCTGCTCAGTATCCTGATGCTAAAGCTCAAGCACAAGCTGAGTTTATTAAGTTTAAAGAGAAAGAAACTACTACATTTACTTCAGCATTAAAAGCAGTAAAAGATAATCCTGAGTCCTTAGATGCTTTCCTTGATCCTTTAAAAGTTAACATCCTAAGAAAAGCAACTACTAAAGGATGGAATGAAGAAGAAGTTCCTGTTCCTCAGACTGCTGAGGAGTTTGCTTCTTTTGCTAAGAAATTTGGATTAACTAACGATCCTGATTATCGTAGAGGTGTTTCTCTTTACAAAGTAGCTGAAAAAGAAGGCAAGAAAGAAACACTAGAAGCTGAAATTAAACTTCTTAATAAAGAAGATATTCAAGTTAGAATTAAGAAAAATAAACAAGACCTTGAGAACATTGGTAATGACTTTAAATCAGGCGATAAGTGGAATGCTGAACGTGAGTCTGCTCTAGCGTTGTTTAGAGCTAATAATCTAGATCCTACTAAACCTCTAGAAGGTTCAGCTAGATACAACACTGCTTTAGTTCAAGCACAAGACCAAGCATTACGTACTCCTTGGGCTGGAAAAAGTAATGTAGTAATTACTCCTCCTGCTGCTGGTAACTGGAGTGCTACAGTAGTTCCACCTCCTAAGAAATAAGGAACACTCATGCCTTTGTTTAGAGTAACAGCTCCTGATGGTGCTGTAATAGAAGTCAATGCTCCTGAAGGTGCTACCGAAGCACAAGCTATTGCATACGCTCAGTCACAGTATAAAGAACCACAGGGAAGCGTTACCGTTACAACAGGAAAACCTACCCCTATAGTCGATCCTTTAGTAGCTGAGACAAACAGGGCAGCTATTGATAAGATTGCTGAAGGTATTCCAGAACCAGTAAAAGCAGTAGCTAATAAGATTGGAAGTATTTTTAAAGCTGGTTATAATGCTTTGCCTGAGGATGTTCAAAAAGCAGGTAGAACTTCTGGTAATTTTTTACTTGATTCTATTGAGATACTAAGCAGACCTTTTCAAGCAGTAGCTACCTATGGAAAAGCAATAGGTCAAACACCTGAGTTTACAGAAGGAGCTCGTATTTGGGAGCTCTTATCAGATGATAATCTAAGAAAAGCTCAACAAGCAAGTATCCGTGGTTTAAGAGGAGAAGAAAAAGCCTCTATTCAAGAACTTTTGCCTGATGATTTTCGTAGAAACAACCCAGTAAAATCTATGTTACTAGGCTTTGCTGGAGACATTGTTGTTGATCCTTTAAAAGCTAACACAGTTAAACCTTTTTTTGAGACAACTAAGTACTTAGCTAAAACTGTAGATGGTTCTGTTGGTATTTCTTCACGCTTAGAAGATAATGCTTTGTTTAGAGCGTTTAATGTTAACACAGGTGACGTAGATAAGGCTCAGAAACTTTACAACGACTACCGTTATCTTGTAGATAAATCAAAAGTTGAGAGTGTAAAGAATGCTAAAGCAATAGAAAATCAAATTAAAGCTTTATCAAAGCAGTCTAAAATTCCAGTTAACGAATTAAAAGCTAAGATAGTACAGGACATCGAGACTGGTAATCTTAGTGATGACGTTATTGGGGCAATGGAACAGAAGATTGTAGCTCGTAATCGTGAGATCTTAGAACAACAAAGAGCTGCTGGTATTGATATTGGTGACTTAGGTGAGACTTATATGCCTCATATTTTAACTAAGGAAGCTGATGAGATTGTAAACGATAGAAAAGGATTTAAGAACTTCTTTGGTATTCGCCCTTCTGCAAAAACTCCACAAGGATTACAACGAGAGATAGAAGGCACAGTCGCTGAGATCAATGCTAAGAATATCTATGGAACAACAAAATACTTTCAAGATGATCCTGCTATTCTCTCTGGAGTATCTGAATTTAATGCAGCAAGAGCAATTGCTGGTCGTACCTTCTTAGATAAGGCTGCTCAATTAGGTGTTAAGGCTGAAGTAGCTCCTGCAAACTATGTGACAGTTCCTGAGATTCCAGGTATTTCGTTTCCTCCTGAAGTAGCAGAACGACTTAATCGTTCTTACAGGGCTGTGACAAATCCAGAACAAATGCACAACTTTTTAAAAGTAGTAGATGGTGCTACTAATTGGTGGAAGATGTGGTCACTAGGTGCTCGTCCAGCGTACCATGCTAAGAACACTATAGGTAACTTATGGAACAATTATCTTGCTGGTGTGGTAAATCCTAAAGTATACGGAGAAGCTGCAGCGTTCCAAGTTAAACTAGCAAAGAATAATATGGACGGTACGATTGCTGGTTATAAAATGGATGAACTCTATGAAGCTATGTCTACTCGTGGTGTCCTAGGCTCAGGACAATATTCAGGAGATATTACAAGAACTATCGAAGACGTGTTAAAAGGCGGTTCTTATAATCCTTTCACACTGTCTACTCGTAATCCTATTCTTCGTGGTGGTTTTAAAGCAGGACAAACTATCGAAGATAATGCTCGTATTGCTTTGTTCCTTGACTCAGTTAAAAAAGGAAAGAGCTTCGATGAATCTGCGTCTCAAGTACGTAAGTACTTATTTGATTATGGTGATCTAAGCCCCGCAGAAAGAGGAGTAGCTAAGCGTTTCATTCCTTTCTATACATGGTCTCGTAAGAACTTACCGTTACAATTAGAAGCTCTTGTCCGTCATCCAGATAAAATCAATAAGCTTAACTTAGCTAAAGAAAATATACAGTTTGAAACTCAAGTTCCTGACATATCAGATGTTCCTGATTACATCAGAGAAGCAATGCCTATCTACGGTGCTGAGAAGTTCTTAGGAGAATCTACTGAGCCTGGAACTGCTAAGGCAATTACATTACAGAACTTAATTCCTTTTGCTGATTTAACTGTGTTTACTAAATTCCTAGATACTCAAACAGCTCCTTCTACAATAGAGAAAGGCAAATTATCAAGCACAATCTCCACAGTCTTGGGAGGATTAAATCCACTCTTAAAATCTCCTATTGAATCACTAGCTAACTATGATTTCTTCCGTAGGAAAAACATTAAAGAATACGAAGGACAAACCACAGACATGCTGGGTATTGAGCTACCTGTTCATCAAGCAAAACTATTATCTAACTTAGTTATGTTAAATGAAATAGACAGAGCTAATCCAGGCGGGGTGTTTGGCACACGAACAGTAGATCCTATTACTCAGAAAGTTACAACAACTCCTGGAATTTTAGGGTTTACTCCTCGTGAAGCTCGTAGCGACTTGCCTGAGGAACAACGTCAAGCACAGTATCTAACTGGTATACGTCTATATGATGTTGTTTTTAAGAATGTTGATGCACAGACTTATGCAAAGATTTTAAAAGATAGAAAAGATTTAGAGAATAACATGAGAAAAGCTGGAATGGCAGATAAAGATAGAAACTTTTTAAGAGCCCAAGAAGCTCTTGAGAAATTTGATGCTGAGTTTGATCGTATTGAAGCAGAAAAGAAAGCTCGTAAGGCTAGAGAAAAATGAGCCATGTCAGATCAATTTGGGTTTCTAGAAGGAGCAAAATCTGTAACAAGTAGTATGGATGCTAGTCGAGAGGCTAGTAAGTCCATTACCAAGAGCATTAACAATGTACAGAAGGACGCTGCAGCAGTAGCACAACAGAAAGACCTAGATCGTAAGAGACATATACGAGAAACACAGGTCTTTAAAGAGCAGTACTTCAAGAGAGCAATGATGGAATGGCAACGTCAAGAAGACATTCGCATTGAGGAAGCAAAAGTAAAAGCTGATTTCATAAGAAAGC